CGTGAAATCGGTGAGGTCGATGTAGCCGGTGAACGTGATGTCACCGACGATGTCGAGGTTCGCAGCGTCAGGGACACGGGCAAAGTTACCGGCAGCGGCCGGCAGGGTCAGCCCGTCAGTCGGGTCGAGGTAGGCAGCCTCAGTGCGGGTCGTGCCGGCATTCTTCCAAGCTGGGACCGGATTACCGTCACCCGGATTCGTCCAGTCGGGGTCCTCCGCCCAGAACGCTGCCTTCGAGTTGGGGGCGATCAAGTTCTGCCACACGGACCGCATTTCTGTGTATGCGCGCAGCGCCCCGTTGAATGTTGTCGTTGACCTAGCCAAACCAGTGCTGGCGATCAGGTTCGCGTACACGGTGTCTTGGTTTGGGCCGCCGAGTGCGTCAAACAGCGCGGTCTTGTTGGCCGTCACGTCCGACGTCGGGCCGTAGTCCTTCAACAGATCATTCAGCGGCGTCGTCACGAAACCCAGCATAGACGCGACAGTCCCCCGGCCGTGTGAGCCGGGGGACTGTTCCTAACGTAGCGACTATCCACCAATCAGGTTCAGACACTCACTCCGAGTCCAACGACCCAAACGTCAGCGGTGTTCGACGCGCTGGCCGCAAGAGAAATGGCAAGACTCTCACCGGCTGCCGGGGTGGCAGTGGAAGCAAGACTCCCAGCGGTCGTAACGGACCGCTTCAGCACCGCGCCAGCGGTAGTTGCACCATCGACCGGGACGTTCTCTGCGATGCCGCCGACAATGACCAGACACGAATCGCCGGAAGCGACCGTCTCCAGCACGACGCCACGACTGAGCGACGCGGTGCCATCGGTGGCTGCAAGGGCCACGGTTCCGTCGGTGCCGAGTGCGACAACAACAGGACCGGTGATCGCGGCGGACGCCTTCGCGGCAACCGTGAACGACCCGAGCTTGGTCTGTAGATCCGAGTACCCGTAGGCACCCTGGGGGTTGGTAATGGTGGGACCTGGCATGTGATGTTTCCTTTCAGGCCGTGACGGCGGTCATCGCGCCGTGCATCTGGGGTGCGGACGAAATCAGTTCGCCCTTCCACTTGCAGAACGACGTCATCGCGGAGGGCTGATCCACCGGCTGACGCCAATCCGTCATGGTGAACTCGCCGCCAGAAAGCACAGCCAGCTCCAGGTACTCCTCGTTCAGCATCTCGATACGGCTGTTCGACGAGTTGGGACCGTCAGCAACCTTGTCGTCGATGATCCACGGCATGTTGTCAAACAGGAGGTTGCGGAAACCTGCGGAAGCCAGGGCCTCATCAGATCCACTTTCGCCAACCATGGAGCGCTGCATGACCTGGCACAGACTCCAGTACCGGTTGTACTGCTCCTTGCGGGAACGGATCAGCGTCGGGGCATGTGCGCCCTTCGTGCAGTCCGAAGCAAGCGACCGCAGAGACGACAGGGTGAGTGTCGCCGTGCTGGTGTCGAGGTTCGCGTCGAGCGGATCGTACGTGGCGCGGGTCAGGCCGCCATAGGTGAGAGCGGCAGTGCCGTCATCGACGACAGCAGCAAGGCCAGTCATCTTCTTCTGGTTCGCTGCCACCGTGTCGGACGAACCCTCAGACTGCGACAGGTCCGTGCCGAGCAGGTCAGCGAGGTGGCGCTTGGCCTCCTCAGCCTTCTTGGTCAGCTCGTTTGCCACAGCAAGCGGGGTGTTCATCCGGTCGATGGTTCGCTCGTCGATCGTGAGCGGCACCTGGTAGTACTTGATCTCGAACGCCATGTTGATCGTGGTCTCCCACGGATCGACGTTGACCTGATCGTACGCGCCGTCATATGCGCCACCGTTGGTGGGCTGCTGGTAGATGACGGGGACCTCAAAGTGGGTGCCTCCCTGGTACGACTTCCGGTTGCCAGCGTTGAGCCGGTACAGAAGTGCGTTCGACGGGTACACCCAGTCGGTGATGTAAGGGAGGATGATCCGACGCGAGAGCGAAGTGACCTCATCCGTGCCCACGATCGTCGGGGCCATCCGGTTCTCCTTGGGTTGAGTTATTGGGAGGCAGCCCCTTTATATGGTGTCTAGACGAAATGGTAGCGGGTGGCGAGGGTGGGTGGGCGCATTGACGCGACAACACCCCCTGGGAGGCACACAGGGGGCGTTATGGCTCTGACTGATGTGGGGCAGCCAGACCGGATTACTGGGTCATTAGCCGTGACGCTTCCGCTTCGAGCCGCGAGCGGAGGTCGGCCTTGGAAGCCGCCGAATCGACAGGCTTGCGGGGTGTCGCGCGGTCCACGACACTGCGCCGCTTCGATGGGCGAGACGGGGTGGAAGATCCGGCGATGGCCGCCGACGCTGCTTCGCGCTGCTCTTGGGATGCGATTTCTGCGGGGGTCGCCGGAACGTCAGGGACGGGGGCTGGGGTGCGGACCGTCGTCAACCCAGCGTAAGTTGCGGCGGCTTCGAGGTGGCGAGAATACGCGTCGGCGGCCGGGGTACCGTTGTTCATCTCACGCAGCCACGCTCCGCGAGAATTCACACCCTGCGAAAGTTCGGCCAAGGTCGCGTTGTCGACCTCGGGATGGTTCGCCATGAACGCTGACTGTGCGCGCTGGACTTCCGCATACACCTGCTGGTTCGACTGCGCGTTCTGTTGCGCCTGCTGCAATTCGCGCATGGCACGAAGTTCGGCCAAGACGGCAGGGTCAGACGCCGGCGCGGCGGCAGGCGGAACGGGGGCTTGGGGTGCGTAATCCTCGAACGGATCCAAAGCCGGGGTCGGGGCGGGGGCCGGGGCGGGCGCGTATTGTGCCGCGAACGCGACAGCATCAAACGTACCGTCAACAATCTGGGTGATGGTGGCCTGCTGCTCTGGGGGGAGCGCACGGACCTTCTCCAGCCACGGCTCGACCTCGTTGTGATACCCGGCAAGCTGTTCGATCTGCTCAACAGTTGGTGGGGCACCGTACGCCTGCGTGAAGTACGCACCAGTGCGGGACCAGTCGTCATCCGCAGTGTCGGGGGCAACAACATCGTCGTTTACTGGGGGGGCCGACTCATCATCCACCGGCTCGTCGACGGGCGCGATTTCCGCGGCCTCGTCTACAGGTTCCTCCTCCTGGCGTGGCGGGCTGCCACCTTCCTCACCAGAAGGAGAATCTTCGTCGGCACCGAACGTGTCGGGGTCAACGTTGAGGCGGCGCGCGGCCGCTTCAAGGATTTCGGCCATGTCATCGGAAGACCCAAAGTCGACACTTTCGTCTTCGACCGGTTCGGTTAGAGAATCGGGAGTCGAAATGTCGTCAAGGTCGGTGTCGATGTCACCCATGGTTGCCTCCGGGGTGGTGGGATGGATGTTTGTGCCGCGGGATTACAGCGACAGGATGCGTCGCAGTTCGTCAGGGTTTGGTGGGGCCGGTGCGGGTGACGCGCCACGACCTGGACCGGGAGCACCGGCACCCATCGCGCCAGGCATCGGGCCTGGAATGGGAGGGGAGCCACCGCCACCCATTCCAGGCATACCACCACCTGGACCTGCCATGCCCGGCATCGGTCCAGCGGCCATGGACGCGGCCCCCATTGGGTCGACACCCATGCTGCCTTGGAGGTCCACGCCTTGTGCTGTTGGGGTCGGTGCAACCTTGTCGGCCTGCATCGACAGGTCCGCGGCGGACAGCTCACGAATCTTGGTCATCAGCATCGACTGGACGTTGGAGATGAACTCGTCGTCGGCGTCGGGAGTGAGGGCCAGGTTCGTGAGAGTCGGGAGGAGAGACGTGAGTCCTTCCGCCATAGACGCTGCGGGTGCGGTCGGCATCAGAGGCCGGCCTTCTCCTCAGTGACCTGCTTGCCACCCTTGACCTGGGCGGCGCGGTTCGTGCCGAAACGCGAACCATTCGTCTGGCCGAGCACCTTGATGGGGGCGTTGCCAGTCTTGGCGGTGATACGGGGGGCCATGAAGGCTCCTTCAGAGTGGGGTGGGTTGGAAGGAATGGTAGCGCGATGTGACGCGACGTGAGCGGACTGCCTGGTTAGCTGGTCTCCGGGTAGTTCTTACTGCGGTCCATCAACTCGTCGAAGTTGGACACGCCTTCATCACGGTTCGAGCCACGACCGTCAGGGTTGACGGAAAGGGCCAGGGTCGGGAAGTCCTTGTCGCCCGGCGCGAAATCGGGGTTGGTTGGCGGAGTGTGAATCATGAACTCAGGTTACCGCGACGACGGCGTGCAGTTGCGGAGGCCGCACGATCCGGTCTCGCACCGTTGGATGGTCGCTGGCGGTACATGCACGATCCGGTCTTGGCACCAGCACAGCACAGCAAGATCATCGGGGGCGATCTTGCGGCCCACAGGTTATGCCCGCGCCCGTTCGCGCTTCCCAGGTTCGGCCATCGCGGCCTGTTCCCGCTTCTGTTCGACGCGTGCCGCGACCACTGCCGCGTTGGGGTAGTCGGTGTCGTCGAGGAGGGCTTCTTCGTCGATCGCCCCAAGGGTGAACAGTTGGATGGCACGGTCTTCACGCATCGCGCGTGACGTGTGGGCGGCAGACCCGGCATCGACGTTGAGCTGGTAGTCGAACGGGACGCGGCCTTCAGCGCCGGGGAGCAGGAAATGCCCGCCTTTGAGCGTGATGGACGTGCGTTCTGCGCCGCGGCCAGCAATCGACACCATGCGCGGAGTCGTGTAGTTCGCGCACACCAGCGCGGCCTTCTTGCCGAACGTGCCTTTTAGCGCCCATTCCAAGTTGCGGAGCGTGGCGCGGATCCGAACGAACGCGCTTTCCTGCACGGCGTCCACGACACCTTGGGAGTTGCGGCCACTGGGCGACGCGCCACGGACCACAGCCGACATGCCCGAAATCGCCTCCATGCGCTTCAGAAGGAACTCCAACACCTGCACCATCGACGCGTTGAGCGGTGGTGGGGACAGCCAGTCAGCGTCGCCACCGGGACCCGTTTCGATCTGCTGCCCTGGCCGGTTGGTTATGGGGGACCGCGACTTGCCGCCCGACCGCTTCAGGATCGGGTTGCCGGTCAGTTCGGCGTTGTGCATGAACGACGCGAGAAGCCGGTTGTAGGACTGCTGCGGTGAGATCAGCATCTCGACCAGTGACAGACCCCAGAACGAATCCCCTAGCTCGATGAACGGGAACCGGTCGTACGGGTGCTTGCCGTGCGGGAAGATGTCATGCGCGTGGGCTTCGTAGATGAGCCGATTGTTGGCAACCACAAACAGCCGCCACTCGTCCGAGTTCCGGGTGATGGTCTGGCCGGTACGCGCATCGACAACCTCGACAGGTTCATGTTCCCGCACCCAACATTCCAGCACCGTCACAACCGTTTCCTGGTCGGAGTCGATGCGGTTCGAGCCGGTGGAACGCGACGTGTTCGGTTTGGTGGAAGGGGACAGTGCCCCGGGGGATGGGCCACCGGACCGGTTCGACGCGTTGAACAGCGATTCGCGTTCTGGTGGGTCGTCGATCTCGACTTCACCACCCGACCTGCCGTCAGCGAACAGTTCGTAGGTGCCGGGGTAGCGGCGATCCAGTTCAAGCAGCGTCATGCGGCGCGCTTCGATGTAGTAGTTGCCGTCGGTCGTGTCGGTCGCCATTGGGTCGGGGTAGAAGTTGAACGGGCTGACACGGCAGAACGTCGCGTCACCGATCCCTCCAGCGAGCCACGGATCCCAGAAGGTCTTGAAGATCCCGGTCCCGTACGATGTCGCGTCGACTGAAGCCACGTTGATGTGGCGTTCCTCAGAGTTGGCCTTGTACGACGCGTCGAGAGTGTATTGGAGGTCCAATGCCATCTTCGACGTGAGCTGCGACAAAGTGTCGTGGGGGACGGTTGCTGACGCGACGTTGATCGTGGGCCGCTGGTCAGTGATCCACCCGGACATCGTGAGCGCGATGGGAAGGATTTCGGGGAACTCTGGGGCGGTGATCCAGTCGGGCCGCTTCGGACGCGGCGAATGCTTGTTCATCAGCATCCGATAGTTTTTGCGCCACTGCCGGAACATTGGTTCACGGTGCGACTTGGCCGACGCGAACAGTTCCAACAGGTGCTGAACAGTGTCGCGTTCGTCGTCGGACGGTTCGAGGTCGTAGTCCTGTTCGGGGAGAGTCGGCGCGGTCTGCTGCCAACGCCGGTTCGGGTTGGAACGCGCGGCCGTGTTGTCGATCAGGTCGTTGATCAGAGACGGTTCGAGGGTCTGCTTTTCTGGTGCGGCGGCGAGTGGGGCGGCCGGGTCCATGATCGACATGGTTAGATGGTAGATGGTCTAGGGGCCGGCGCGGGGACGTCATGCACAAACTTGCCGCGGGAAGGCTTGATTCCGGCCTTCACCATCGCGTTGTGCTGCTCACGGACCCCGGTGTCGTCGGTTGGCGCGACGGAGGGGTCATGCAGATCGACGGGTTGGAAGTCGCGCGGGATGCCGTCAATGTCGGTGAGGCGCGTCGATTCGGCGCGGAGATGTTTCGCGTACGACCGGGATGTCGTGAACTCGCGCACGTCACCTTCACGCGTCGGCGCGGCAGTCTTGTACTTCGAGATGTACGCAGAGAAGACCCGCTTGAAGATCGCGCCGTGCGGGCACGCCATCTGGCCGGTGTCGTACAAGAGCTTGGTCTCGTCGATCGCTGACCGCCTGATCCCCATGTCGAGGGTGCGGGTGCATGTGTCTTCGTAGGTTCGGTACACGTACTGCGGCATTTTGTGCTCCTTCTACCAGGGGTCATCTTCGTAGCTGTCGTCGTATACGGACCATTCTGCGGCTTCCATGTCTTCCGCCGAGTACGCGGGCGCGACATCAACCGACATGTGTTGTTCGGTGACGGGTTCGGCGTCGTCTGGGGCGTCGGCCGGCACGGCGTGAGTGACAGTCCGGGTTCGTGGCGCGGCTTTCGCGTCGAGCAGTGCGGCGTCCTGGCGGGCAGTGTGTTCCGTTTCGGTGCGGGGCCGGCGTGCCCCACCGGGAGTTTTGACGGGCCGGTCCTCGTCGTCGGCGCGCTGCACTGTTGCGGTCATTGCCAACGCCCACGCCATGACCGTGTCGTCATGTTCGCCCATCTGTTCCGATGTCGAGTTTTTGTACTGGCCGGTGTCAGTGAAGATGTACGCGGACATCTCCCCGTACAGAACGCGGGAGTGGACAGTCATCGTGCCGGTCTCATTGAACCGGTCCAGCAGCGCACGTTTCACATGACCGATCGCTTCAGGTTTCGTGCGGACGTTCGTGTTGTACCCGTACTGGTTGGCCATCTGCCCGCGGACTGTCTCGTCGGACTGGTGGATGTACACGTTGTCGTATTGGCTGCGGACGATCTCTGCCGTCGCGCCACCCGACATGTTTGTTTCGGGGACCAGCATCCCGTTGTTGTAGTACCGGCCGAGAAGGATGATCTGTTCAGCGAACGTGACCGGATCGACGTCGCGCCGCCATTCCGCGGCCTGTTCCCATGACACGCGGTCCATGACTTCAGCGACAGCCAGGTCACCTTTGGCTTGCTTTGCGGCGTCGGCACCGACCATGTACCAGCCGCGCGGGTTCGGGTGTCGGAACACGGTAAGTGGCCCGTCGCGGTCCGGGTTGAATTCCACCTTGCCGCGCTTCTCGGACAGCTCCCCCCGTTCGCCTTCCATTGGTTCGTACGCGGAGGCCAGATGCCGGGGATTGAACACGTTGCGGCCGGTCGACACGAACGCTTCTTCTGGGGTCGCGGGGTATTCCTGGTGGAATACCTCGACGTCACCTTCACATTCGGTGTTGAGGATTTCTCGCCGCCAAATCAACCGGGACCGAACATCGCGTGCGTCCCACCCGAACCGTTTGAAGGCACGCGTGAGGCGCGTTTCTTCGTCGTCGAGGTTCACGACAGGCCGATCGGCCAAGTGCCCGAGTCCAATGTGGTCGGCGGTGTAGGACGTGTGCTGCCACCACGGATAGAACAACGGCAGGTAGGAGTTGTCGCCAGCGACGGCGGCGTCCCAGGTCTGCTTGTAGTAGTTGCCGAACCCGTTGGCAGTGGATTCGAGGAACTGAAACGTCAAAGGGGCGCGGGGGACGGCCTGGTTCAAACCTTTCATCAGCTCGTTGCCTTTATCCCAGAACGCGACTTCGGACGCGTGCAAGGCACGAATCGTGTGGGATCGGCCACCGGCCAGGTTTTTGGCGGTCGTGATACGGATGGCGGAGTCCGGTTCGATCCACGCGAGCCGGTCACCGGACAGGTTTTTCGGCGTGTAGATGCCCCGTTCGCACACCCATGACCGCTCCCAATATCGGCGCGTCATGTCGAGGAGATGCTTCGACGAGTCCAGATCGTGCGAGACGACCAGGCTGCGACTGGAGGGTTGCATCATCGCGATGGTGAACAGGATGCCTTCGACGAGTGTCGACACACCCATCTGTCGCGCCTTTAGGATCACGGCGCGGAACGGTGCTGGGCGAGTGAAATCGCGCGTCCCACCAACCACTTTCACTTCGCCGCCGCCCGTCATGACTGTTTCGACGACGTTGAGGATCTTGCGTTGCGGCATCGTCATCGACCCGCCAAGTTTGCGGATCTTGTTGGTGTCTTTGTCGACGAACTCCAACTGTGACAGGAACGGGTACAGGGGGCGGCGACGGCTGGTCATTGCAGGTCGTCCAGATGCCCCATCAACATCGCGCGGGCCTGTTCGGCGTCGGAGGTGCCGGTGGTCGATTCGTTGGCTTGGCCCATGTCGCGGATCAGTGGCCCGAGGGCTTTGATGACAGCGATCCGGTCTTCTGTTGATCCGGTCTCCAACATCGCGCGGAGGCCTTCCAGCGCGTCGATGACCAGCTCTTCGAGTGTCGTGCTGATGATTGGTGACACTTTGGCGGCCGCGGCGATGTCCGCGATGGGGAGCTTCGACGCCGATGCGCGTGTTCCGACCATCAGTCCGGGTCCAATGCCATGTCGGTGTCGTCAACCCAGCCATCCATCATGCGGACCAGCCGCCGCTCAAAAATCCGCGCCTTGACGGGATCTTCGGTTGGGTTTGATGCGCGCGTGCCGTCTGGGGTTGACGCGTCGCGGACGAGTGGTTCGATAGTGACGCGCAAGTGGCGACGTCTGAGGACTGCGATGTCTTTGTTGGTGACGGGGGCGTCGGGGTCGATGGCAAACGTAACCAGCATGGCGGAGGTGCGCGCGTCGAAACCCATGGTCTTGATGCTGCCGGCAAACCAGACGCGCGTGTCGTCGATGTCTCCGAGCGGCAAGTCGTCGTCGAGGTCGTCAGGGACAGCGGTGAGATGGACAGCCGGCTTACTACCCCCCGCCGGGTGGTCGGCTTTGGTCATGCCAGTTCTTCGGGTTCGGGGATCACGCTACGGCTGTCCATGCCCCACTCGTCTACGTCGGCGGCGTCGTCAGGGTCGATCCTTCCACCCCACCCCAGATCGTCATCATCCACATCCCCATCATCCTCACCGGTCGCGTCGGCCTGCATCCCCATCTCGGGGTACAAGGTCCGTTCAACAACGTCAGCCATCGCGCTGATGATCGCGGTGGGTTGGGTGCGGGATTCGGCCAGATCCTCGTGCAGCCGTGCGACTTCGGCCTGGTATTGGCGGGCCATTCCGGCGCGGTTCCGTTCCGACGCGGTGAGTCTGGTTTGCCACGCGTCGCGCACCGCGTCGGCCTTTCCAGCGGCGCTCCGTTCCCCGAGGATGAACATGCTGACCATCCCCGCGACGGCCAATACCCCTACAGCCACTGCTATTGCAACGTCCATCGCCATACCCTAACACCAAACTATTGTCATACCGTATGATTTTTCCATACCGTATGCTTTTTCCGCTGAGAGAGAGG